CGAAGTAGCACATGCTTCTTACCAGAATAGAGATTGCAGTTGCGGAAGTCCAGTAATAACATCACAATTAACAACACCAATACTTGGCATACATATAGCTTCATGTTATTTAGGAGGCTCATTATTTCATTTTGTTACGCGCGATGTGTTAGAGGAGGCTATACAAAACCCCATAGATTTAGAAATGGATTATAAATTAGAGATGGGCAATATAGATTTGTTGCCTAATAATTCAGTTTTAGAATATATGGGTAAAGTAAAGCCAGCCTATCAACACGTGAAGACTGATTTAAGAAAGTCAGAAATTTACGAGTTGTTTGGCCCTCACAATACGGAACCAGCACCATTATCACCTCACGACACTCGCTTACAACAACGTGATGATTATGAATATATTAAAGAAAACTTTTACAAGAAACTATTTTCTGGTTACGAACAAGTCGATAGATTTGAAACGCATATTTTTGATGATGCTACAGCATCATTAATTGAAGAGACTAGGAAATTGAAGAAAGAAAGTATAGTGCCTCAGAAGATTTTATCATTGGATGAAGCATTAAACGGATTGCCTGTAGAAGGAAATTCTAAAATAGATTTGTCAACATCACCTGGCTATCCTTATGTTACTGAACATCTTACACGTAAGGATTTAATTATTGAAAATGATGGAGTACTAACGCCAACACCCAGAATTGACAGAGAAGTTACTCATTTCTGGAATAACATCAAACAAGGTATAGTACCATATACACCATTTATATTAACGATTAAGGACGAGAGAATTAAATTGAATAAAATATATGAAGATGTGAAGCCTCGTTTATTTGCAAATGCCAATTTGCTTAACTTAATAGTGATGAGACAATTATGTTATTCTCACATTATGGCTCATTATCATAGCAAAGATACATATAGTGCGGTTAGAATGGATCGATTGTCATTAGATTGGCATGAATTCTTTACTAACCTCATGAAAGTCGGAGATGTGGGATTTGATGCAGATTTTAAATTCTGGGATAGATCAATTGGCAAATTATTATTAACTAAAGTAATGGAACTGCAATTAGATTATTTGAAACCTGACTTAGTAAAACAAGTTGGAGAACGAGGATATAGAACAATTATAGAATGGTTTACAGCTCCATATTATATATTTCAAGATAATTTGTTTCGAGCAACAGGAACATTGCCTTCTGGGACCTTAGTAACATTTCAAGGAAATTCAGATGGAAATGAAATATTGCATAGAGCTGCTTATTTATATATAACATCAAAACAATCACCTCTTATATCTAGTATAACATCATATAAACAACACACAAAAGGCAAGCGAGGAGG